GCACTTTATAATACCATTAAAGCTCCTGCAAATTATGTAGGTTCTTCCTTTCAGGCAAATTTTATGGCTTTAGCAGATGCATCAGGTCAGTTAAGTGTTGTGGATAAAGCTAAATTATTAGCACTTCCTAAAAATGAAATTAGGCTACTTTCAGAGTTAAGTACTGCAGCTGGAGAGCTAGGTAAGTTTTCAATGGCTGGTGATCATACCGATATAGATGCTTTAATGAAAAATTTTTCTAATTATAGAAAAAATTTTACAAGAGTTGAATGGATACGAAACAGCATAAATAATTATAAAAGATCCTATGATCAGAAAATTATGTCTTTATATGCAGCTGCTAAGAGAGGACAGACTACGGTAATGGTAGATGGGGAACCAGTTGCTATTAAAGATAGAATAAAATTCTTACAAAATGAATTTAAAAATAAAACAGGATATCGTTTAGGCGGTTTTAAAATAGATGCTAAGGGAAAACCTTATATTGAACCTACAGCTCCTCGAATACCTGATATTAAGAATCCTGTTAATACAGTTTTAAGACAAACACTGCAGGGACTAGGAACTTATAGAATGCCTGGACAAGAGGCAATAAAAATTACTAATGCTTTTGATAAAGCAATACAGAAGGCAAAAACTGTAAACGAAAGAGTTGAACTATTTAAAAAATGGAAAGGTAAACCAGAGCTTTTAAATAGTAGATATATAAAAGCAACTGAATCTATTCCAAGATTAAAGAATCTAGTAAAACTTTTAACTACTGGAACAATTGCTCTTGGAGGTATGACAGCTTTGGCACAAGCAGATACGGGTGTAGCCACTGATGAAGGAATAACGTTTGGAGATGTAGGTAAAGGAGCAGGAGCAGTTACCGCAGGAGCTGTAATTACTTCTCCAAAAAAAGCATGGGACATAACAAAAAAAGTAGGAAGTAAAATAGGAACAGGCGCAGCAGCTGTGGGATCACCTGCAGCGGTAGCATTAGGATGGATGCCTTATAATATAAAAACTTCATTAGAAGAAGGAAAGTCTATTCCTGAAGCAGTAGCCAATCCTTGGAATTTTTTAGAACTTGCCTTTATGGATACTTTATCCAAAGCGGCTACATTAGATAAGCCAGGAGTAGTGCGTAAATTTTTAAGATTAGGTTTAAATCCAAAAACAATTAGTACAATATCTAAAAGATTTGGTATTCCAGGATTAATAGCGTCAACTGGTATTGAAGCAGTTAGAGGAATGCCTGAAGAACCTTCTTATATTAGAGAATCTAAACAAAGACGACAAGCTAAAGAAGATTATTATACAGAGGGCGAACATTTTGCAGGCGGCGGCCTAGCTAACCTAACAAGAACCGTGGCCCCTGATTCAGGGCCCATGTCTCAAGGGTTGCGCTCGCTATATATTGATGATATGGATTAACAGGAGTATAAATGGCAGAAAACCTAACGGATAAATCACTCCCGAATGTCAGAACTGAAGTTGCAATTCCACCAACGGAAGTGCCAACGGATGTTGACGTTACGGAAGAACAACGACAACCAGTAGAAGTTACACCCGAAGACGATGGCGGTGCAACGATTAATTTTGAACCTGGATCAATCAACATTCCAGGAACCGAAGGCCATTTTGATAATCTTGCAGATATTCTGCCCGATGATGTTTTAGATCCAATTGGAATCAAACTTCGTGGTGATTATACCGATTATAAAATGTCGAGGAAGGATTGGGAACAATCCTATGTTACAGGATTGGATCTGTTAGGATTCAAATATGATAGCAGAACAGAACCCTTCCAGGGAGCATCAGGTGCAACGCATCCGGTACTCGCAGAAGCGGTTACACAGTTTCAGGCGTTAGCCTATAAAGAATTATTGCCGGCCGATGGACCGGTTAGAACCCAGGTGATTGGAAGATCGAATCCTGCAAAGGAAACACAATCGCAACGGGTTAAAGATTTTATGAATTTTCAGCTGATGGATCAGATGAAGGAATACGAACCTGAATTTGACCAGATGCTGTTCCATCTACCTTTGAGCGGTTCGACTTTTAAGAAAGTTTATTATGACGATCTTTTAGGAAGAGCTGTCTCTAAATTTGTCCCTGCAGATGACCTTGTTGTTCCGTATACGGCTACCTCATTAGACGATGCGGACGCAGTGGTCCATATGATCAAGATGTCGGAAAACGACTTAAGAAAACAGCAGATTGCTGGTTTCTATAGGGACATTGAATTAACCAAACCAGTTGCACCAGTCGATGACAAAGTCGAAGACAAGGAACGTACACTGGAAGGAACAACCAAATCTACACGGACAGAAAGTGTATACACACTTTTAGAATGTCACGTAAATCTGGATTTGGAAGGTTTCGAAGATGTTGGCGCTGATGCACTGCCAACAGGAATAAAATTACCTTACGTCGTAACCATCGAGGAAGGTAGTATGAAAGTTCTTTCGATCAGAAGGAACTATGCGCCCAATGATCCATTGAAAAATAAAGTCCAATATTTTGTCCACTTCAAATTTCTGCCCGGACTAGGATTTTATGGCTTTGGACTCATTCACATGATTGGCGGATTGAGCAGGACGGCAACGTCGGCTCTCCGCCAATTGTTAGACGCAGGCACACTATCGAATCTTCCCGCTGGTTTTAAACAACGAGGAGTCAGAGTTAAAGACGAAGCATCACCAATACAACCAGGTGAATTTAAAGATGTCGACACACCAGGTGGAAACTTAAAAGATGCTTTTGTATTTTTACCGTACAAAGAACCTTCAGCAACATTGCTACAATTAATGGGAATTGTTGTTACAGCAGGACAAAGATTCGCGTCCATCGCTGACATGCAGGTCGGGGACGGGAACCAACAAGCAGCTGTTGGTACGACTGTGGCTCTTTTAGAACGTGGTTCAAGAGTAATGTCAGCGATTCATAAAAGACTATACGCTGCACTAAGACAAGAATTTAAATTACTGGCAAAAGTATTTGCCCAGTATCTGCCGCCTGAATATCCATACGATGTTGTTGGAGGACAAAGAAATATTAAAGTTACTGATTTTGATGAAAGAATAGATATTCTTCCAGTTGCTGATCCTAATATTTTTTCAATGTCACAAAGATTAACTTTAGCACAAACGGGATTACAATTAGCAATGTCTAATCCTCAAATGCATAATTTATATACGGCATTCAGAAGAATGTATGAAGCATTAGGAATAAAAGATATTGATAGAATTTTACCACCACCAGCACCGAATGCACCTAAAGATCCATCCTTGGAACATATTGATGCATTAGCCAATAAACCTTTTCAGGCATTTCCAGGTCAAGATCATAGAGCCCATGTTACATCACACTTGAATTTCATGGCAACAAATCTGGTTAGAAATAATCCAATGGTGATGGCTGCATTACAAAAGAATATTTTAGAACATATTAGTTTAATGGCAACCGAACAGGTTCAATTAGAATTTAGAGAACAGTTTATGCAAATACAACAAATGCAAAGACAGGCTGTAATGAATCCACAGATTCAGCAACAGCTACAGCAAATAACTCAAAAGATCGAAGCAAGAAAAGCACAATTGATTGCAGAGATGACTGAAGAATTCATGAAGGAAGAAAAAACTATTACTTCACAATTTGATCATGATCCATTGTTAAAACTTAAATCCAGAGAAGTAGATTTAAGAGCTATGGAAAATGAACGTAAGAAACAGGAAATGCAGAAGAAGACTGAAATTGATCAGGCTAAATTAGTTCAAGGTCAGGATATTCATGAAGATAAGATTGATCAAAATGAGGAATTAGCAGAATTAAGGGCTGATACTTCGCTAGAAAAGCAAGAAATGGCAAATCAAAATAGATTGCAGGTTGCTAGAATGAAACCAAAGAGCAAATAATGCCATTATCAAAAAAAGGTAGCAAAATTAAAAAAGCAATGATACAACAGTATGGAAAAAAGAAGGGGGAGCGTGTTTTTTACGCTTCTGCTAACAAAGGCACTATAAAAGGTGTTGAAAAAACAAGGAGGACATAATGGCGTGGAACTATAAAACAGGTGGCAAAGAGTTTAAGATTCCTGAACAAAAGAAGTCGGTTGATCCAAGATCAAAGACTAGTATCAGGGGTAAAAACTATATTGCTAAAGGCGACGAAAATTCTGTTCCAGCAAAGCAAAAAACACCATACAAAGTTAAGTGGTTCTAATATGTGGTTCAGTGCAATTAAATTAGCTCTTAACGCTGGAAGTCATATTTATAAAAAGCGTCAAGAGACAAAAATGGCTATGGCTGATGCACAACACATGCACGCTATTAAGATGGCCAAAGGTGAGGAAGCTTACCAGGGTAAACTTTTAGAGGCGCGGCAAAACGATTATAAAGATGAAGTTGTTTTGGCGATTCTCACATTGCCCATTCTGGTGCTTGCCTACGGGGTGTGGTCAGACGATCCGACTGCGATGGAGAAGATAAAAGTATTTTTTGAGCATTTCCATGCACTCCCAAGTTGGTTTACTAATCTTTGGATACTTGTGGTTGCGAGCATATTTGGTATAAAAGGAACACAAATTTTTAGAAACGGTAAAAATAAAAAATAGGAGGAAAATATGAGAAACGATTATGGAAATAGACCCAGAGCTAAAAAAGCTAAAGGCGGACGAACAGCTAAGCAATTTGGTGGTGGGTTTAATAGACCAGTACGTGCACCTGTTAGACCACTTGGTTATAAGGGTGGTAAAAGCGTCAAGAAATAATGTCTATAAAAGATAGATTCAAGCCAATTAAGAATATTAAGCCTACTTTAGGTAAAGATTTAACTAAAGCGTATTTAAAAAAAATAAAAGAAAAACTTAGAAAAAAGAAAAATAAATAATGGCTAAGAAACCAGAATTAAAAGAAGAAGAAAGAGTCAAACCTGTCATTGTAAATGAAACTTATATTGGCAGTTATATTGATAGTGAATTAGGAGGCAAACACGTCTCTAATAAGAGCTATGAGAAGTATTACGGAAAGATGATAAAGCCTACATGGAACTCGAAAACGTAATTTATAAATTACAAAGAGGTCTTCAAAATAGAATTAATCAATTATCTCTGTCTGTTACGACAGGGGGTGTTGACAATATGGAGACATACAAGTATATAATAGGTCAAATTCATGCACTGGAATCAGTGAAACAGGAACTCTCTAGCCTGCTTGAAAATAAGGAGCAAAATGAAGGAACAGTCGTCGACATCAGAAAACCCAAAACTTAGACCGGCTTTACAAGAAAAATACAAAGAAGAAACCGAAAAGCTCCCAAAACCAACAGGATGGAGAATTATTGTTTTGCCATTCAGAATGGATGAAAAAACAAAGGGAGGAATTTTAATGGGACAAGACACGTTGGACAAA